ATCAACCCTGGTGCCTTTTGTAGTAGTGGATTCAAAGTTATCTGAGTGAAAAAAATCACCTAACTGGTTAATTACTATCGTTTCACAGTCTGGCGCATTATTCATAAGGCGCATAAACACGTCTTTATGGCGCTGGGAAGCGATCTTAAGGTTATAATCATCACCGCTTATGCTCTCACTTGCCAGCATTCCGAAATGTGAGTCACCAATGTTGACTACGGCCAGCTCATTACCCTTAATTTTCTTTTGCGGCTTAGGTACAAACGGTGATTTACCTTTTTGGTACTCAATAAACGTGTCAAGTGCGCGCTTTACTGCCTCTAACTGGTCCTCATGCGCCAGATTACTCTTAACCCATTGGATTTTGACCTGTCCATCATCACCGTATAGCGTAGAAACACCTTTAGCGACAAAACCATCGGGAACTGTGCGAGTCATATCGTGCTCAGGCGACCAACCACGTCTAGCGGCATTCTTTTTGACGTTAGCAAGGTTAACTTGCAGGTTTCTAAGGCTAATACCTATCAAATCGGCTGCTTGTTGTGCCGTTTTAGTGTCAAGCCTAGCCTGGACTGCTCTACGCTGTGGTTCGGACTCACAAAATTCTAGTAAACTCTCACTGATCATCGCCTAACTCCTCCATGTGTAAATTATTTGCGTGTGTTATAAGTGTTGTTAAATACCCAGTGGCAGTCATCATACTTTCATCGTGTGGATCAAAACTGTAAACAAGCGTAGTTTGCTCATGTTCTGTCGGTGAAACTGCTAGCAATACAAATTGGATGGGATCAAAATCGACTGATTGTGAATCTTTTATCGCTTGCAGCAAGACTGCTTCAAACTTACTTAATCCATCAAGATCAATATGATCTTTAAAGTTAATTACGTTAGACATTTTACTTTACTCCCGCATTATAGCGATTAGGCCAAGCTGGACAAGGCCAGCCAAGGCTAGATAGCCACTTGTGCAATATGTTGTACACATTATTGTACTCATCCACTGGTAAATCCTTAGCAAATGCTTTTCTTATCACCGCAGCCTGGATTGGATTCCAAAGATTCTCATGAATTGTTACTTCTCGCCAGGGGATCTCAAAACCATCTTTCATTGCGGCAAGTACGACACGCTGATCAAGACCTGCATCATTTAATTGTTCAGCTAATAATCCGCACCATAATTGGAAAACATCTTTCTTAGATTTGGCTTGTTGCTTCTTAGATTCATCAATAGGCGTTATCGTCACCATGTAACCATCTTTGCAATATGCAATATTTGCATTTAGTATTGCTGCGTGCAACTGACATTTCTCTGCAACCTTAAATTCCATCGTTACCACCTCGCAAGTAAGACATAAATCCATTGGTAGTCTGAGTGCAGGCCAATTCCTCGTCACATAATGATACCGGCTCATTCCTCCGACGCTTAAACCTTTCTATATCTTGTCGGTTAACACCTACAGCTTCAGCTATCTCGGTGTTTGTCATACCAGTATGATCCAGTAGCTTACGCACCTTCTTTTCCATGCCATCGTTAAAATTCATAGCCCTTCCTCCTTAATAACTCTTTTAACGTAATCAGAATCAACTCCGCAGATTTCAGCGTGCCATAACTCACCTTTTAGGTAGCCTTTAGCGTTGTTAATCAGGTTCCGCTCTTCCTGCGATGGTTGACGCATCATTACCTGGTCCCAATTGTGCTTATCAATTAAAGCTAATTCAATAACCGACAGCATCAACTTTTTTTCTGGCGATGCCCAACATTCAGAGCTGTGATCGTAGCCAAACATAGGCGCTAATCGTTTAACCACAGAGTGAATTTTAATGAAGTTATTTCTCCACTCTAAATTTTTAGTCTTCCCTGCTCGGCTGCTAGTAGTCACAGTTTTAAATTTCGATTCCATAGTTGCGTTACGATCTTAGTTTTTTGTGCATCCATATCCAGCGTGTTGATATGCCACCCATGCACATTAGTGTTTTTAGGCAGCGGTGCGCTGTAAACTAACCCACCATTTTCCATTGATCTTAGCGCCCTATTAATATCACTTGGACGCTTATCCATAACTTCAGCATACTGTTTTGCAGTCTGACCAGAAGTTTTTTTAACTAATTTATAAAGAACAACTCGGATTGGATCGCTCTTAACTGCATCGTATCTTTTTTTATGTAGATTAGTAATCAATTACATTCCCCTCTAAAGGCATCGCCTTACCCTCTCTGCTTGTAAACTGCATACTGTCTTTGTGAAAGTATAACCCAAAATCCAACTCAGTCCCATCTTGCCGGTTTTTAACAAGTTTTAGTAAAACGTCTGGCTGAGTTAACCACTTTTCATCAAAAGGATAATTGTTATTCGGATCATTTCTTATCGCTATTGCTTTTTCTCTAGCCTTATTTCTGAACACTACAAAAACCTTATCCGCTAAATCAGATATTTCACCAGCGCCTCTAATACTAAACTTACCGACCTGCTCATTCTCGTCTGCACCTTTACGCATGTGGCACACTAGATGGATGTGCATGTTGTACATTTTAGCGGCAGCTCTCAACTGATTAACAAACTCACCTTGAGCTGTGTAGTCCTCACGACCAACGCCGCACATAGTTAAACTATCTATCGCTAAGTGGTTGATGTCAAGCTCTTGTCCAGCATAGTGTACAAGGCCTAGTATACGCTCTTGAGGAACTTTATCTAAACAGTCATAGATATGCCCTACTTCCTTCATCCTCTCAAGCCATCCTAGCGCAAAATCTCTCGATGGTGAACAACCTGCTGCTTGCGAACACATCCATTGCAGCGTTTCTTCTGGCTTCATTTCCATTGACGCTACCAGGCACCTGCGACCTCTGGCCATTAAGTAAGTAAAAACATTACTCAGCAAAAGCGTCTTGCCGTGACCATTGATACCTGACCATATCGAAAGCTGGCCCTGACCTAACCTAACAGCGCTATGTGTCTTTGACCAAGGCAGTTTATCGCCAACCAAACCAGTACCACCCTCCAATTGCTTCAGCAACCTATCGCTGTAAGAATTAAATGTGCCAATTTCTTGACTCTCTTGTTTCCCAATAAAACCTAATAAATCCTTATCCGTAATATCAATTTTTTGCATTTCTCTCTCCTGTTATTCCTAACACAACTTACCGCTAAAAAAGAGCCATTTAAGGGAAAACTTTACACCCCTTATCTGTACCTTTAAACCCATATTTGTGGTTCTTGCTCTCTGCAATCGCCTTTCTTGATGGTTAATACATCCCACTTATCCCTTAATTTTTTTGGACTCAGGATATTTGACTTCCAAAAATCATCGCTATTGGCAAACCTGAATAAAATTAGTATCTCGCTATGAGAATAGTTATCTTGCTCTCTCATCAACCTGATCTCATTAGCCCAGGATTCCATAGCTGGTTTTCGATGCCTTGGATTCAAACTTAAGATCAAATTGTAGATCGTTTCTGCTGTTTCAAGATCGCTATTTTCGTAGTGTAGGTTCTTTTTAGGTTTACTTATAGGTTTGTGTCCCAAATTTGGTACTGCTTTTGAGGAAATATGGGCCTGCCCCAGTACCGTTAATGGGCTACCCCCTATAGCTAGAAAATACTGATTACTGGAACCCTCAACTTTGATCCTGTTGAGTAATTCTTTTTCATCTAAAAGCCGTAAAGCTTTCAATACAGTTTTTCTATCTAGCGATGTCTTCTTGGCGATGTAATTCACGCTAGGATTACACTGACCTGTATCACCATTGTGACAATCTGATAGGCATAAAAGCACTAACTTCTCAGAGGAAGGCACTTGTATACCCCAAGCCCAGAATGTCGCCTGCGCGCTCATACAGAGCCTCTCAGCGCCATAAACGATGCTAGTTCATCGTTCTTATCTTCTTTTGTCTGCTTCAAACCTTTTTCTCTCCTGCTTTGCGATATATCTAAATACAATTCGTGATAGCCAACGGGTTTTATCCTGCGTTTAATGTGACATTCGTACCCATCATCAGGAAATAACTCGTGATACTTCATCCCAACGCTATCAATAACTTCATTGGCACCGCATCCAGACCAACACTTGATTAAGATTTTGCCATTGTCTGCCTCATCGATACAAAGTGAGGGGCTTTTGTCATCGTGTGCTGGGCATAATGCCACCCAACTTCTAGTGTGACCTTTTCTAGCCTTTACTTCCTTGGCGTGATTAAGCTTTGACACTAGCTTGTCTGCTGACATACTGCACTCCTTAGCTCCTTAACTAATTTAAATTCTCTAGCCCTAGTGTCAGGAACATCTTCTTTCCACTGATAGACAGCCTGGACTTTACAGTTAAAGTATTCAGCCACTTCCATAGGTGAACCAAAGAACTCCACTAACTCTTCGTAACTTACTTTCATACATACCTCCAATTGATGTGAGCAGTGAATGTAATGTAGCTTACATAAAATAGCAAGCGTTTTATTTATTACAAATCGTTAATTGTTTTTTTAAATAAATTAAACTATAGTTCGTACTAAGTTCTGAGGAGGACAAATCACATGAATAACATTCCAGACAACCCCGCACGAGTAGCATCGCCTACACCACCATCTAAAATAAACACTAAAGAAATTAAGTTTAATCTTATCCAGGCTTACTTAGATTCTGACGTTGACGATGGCGCATTCCACGAAGAGCTAGAAAATTATATTGTTGAAAACGGCTTGATACATCATTGGATGCGTCAACTGTACACTCGTGAAGCTGACCAAGTGCAGCTTGATATGCAAGATTTACTTAACTCAGTTGCGTTAAATTATGTGGAGCGGGTGCTATGAAGGTTAAAAACTTAGCAGAGAATGGTCTTACTGGTTCTGACATTGGTGACGCTATGTCTGCTCAGGCGCAGGAAGGCTGGCTTGAGTGTGAGTTAATGGCCACTATGAATAACTACATGAAGTCTAATGATTTTATTAATGGTTATGCGTTTGCAAAGCATGTAGAAAGTTTAGCTTTAGAGTTGTGGCGAACAGAGCAGAAAGCTATAGCAGAGCGTAACGCTGATAAAGAGTTACCATTCTAATTAATGAAGAAGGAGAAGAAAATGAATAAGTCAGAAAGTATAGATAAGTTAGCAGCAGCACTATGTAAAGCACAGGCAGAAATGGGTGGGGCAGTCAAAGACGCAAAGAATCCTTTCTTCAAGTCATCTTACGCTGATCTTACTAGCGTTATAAAAGCGATTAAAGAACCGTTCGCTAATAATGGATTGTCTTACTCTCAGTTGCCAGTTACATCAGAGGGTGGTGGTGGAGTAGGTGTTACTACAATCTTAATGCACTCATCTGGTCAATGGTTAGAGTCAGAGTTTTACTTGCCGCTTGCTAAAAAAGATCCACAGGGCGGTGGTAGTGCGATAACTTACGCTAGACGTTATGCGTTACAAGCCATTGCAGGAATTCCTACAGCGGATGATGATGCTGAGGCTGCGATGATGCGGGGAAAGCCAGTTGAGAAGTCTATAGAGGAGCTGTGCGCTGAGGCAGTAGAAGCTCACATTGATTCTCTACAGTATATCCGCAAAGTTCTCTGTGACCCTACGGATGACAACCTGGCATTAGCTAAAGAAGCTTTTGGCGAGATACCAGAAGATGATCAAAGAGCTATGTGGGTAGCACCTAGTAAATGTGATACTTACTTTCTAACAACCGAAGAGCGAAAATTATTAAAAGGATTATAAAATGAAAGAAGAATCATCACTCTTAATAACAGCATTAACAATTATAGTTTCTATTGCAGCTTGGGCCACGCACATCATTCATTGCCTAATGCACGCTAAGTATTTATTGTTAATTGCTGGCGCGTTTATGTTCCCAGTTGGAATCATTCACGGTGCGGGCCTTTGGTTTGGAGTAACTTGGTAATGTGGAATTATAGAATTATTAAAGAAGACAATGAAATATCTATTAAAGAAGTGTTTTATGATGTAGATAAAAAACCTATAATGTACGGCGCTGCTCATCTCTCTGTTAATTTAGAAATGGAAAAGCCGATTGAGAATGAAGCGCTACACATTGCTAACATTTTAACTCGTATGGCAGATGCGCTTAACTCACCAATATTAAATGCGTATGATTTTAAAGAAAAAAAATTAACAACTAATGCAGTAGACAAAGGTTTAAAACAATCTTACAACCCAACTAAAACTATACACTAGGAGAAAATTATGACTGATTATGATAACAACAACCGAGGCGCTATCTGGAAAAATGACGACCGCAAATCAGATAAACACCCGCAATACAAAGGTAGCATTAATGTTGCTGGCGTAGACTATTGGCTAAGCGCTTGGATTGGTAATAAGGATAATCCTAAAGCCCCTGCGTTAAGTTTAAGCGTCCAGGCTAAAGATGAACAAGCCAAGCCTGTTAAAGCTGCTGCAACACCAGCAGATGACTTTGATGATGACATGCCATTTTAAAGGAGAGAAATATGTTTACTAAATACGGTACGTTAGCTTTATTATTATCTGCATGTATTTTTGTTGGGTTTTCAACAAAATCTAATGCATTTACTTCAAAGCAAATTATGGATAGTTGTACTTCGGAATCTTTACAAGATTTTTGTGATGGTTTTTTTC